CAGCAGGCGGAAAATGGGCTGTCGTCGCTGGAAATTGCCCGAATAGTTTTTCCAGACCGCACTGTGCCGCCACTGAGTAATGAGCAGAGAGCGGTTTTGTCAGAAATTCGTTCGGTCAATCCCGACATTTTGCCTTCGCAAGATAGTGGAGCGCTACATTCATACATTTCACCTAAGTCTCCGTCCAGAATCATTAAAAAAATCAATGACGCTACTGGACTGGGCTTAGATGAATCGAAGATTAACAGACAGAAACAAATTTGCATAGAAAAGTTGGGGATCAATCTTTCCAACTCTCGTTTTCTAAAAATTATAAACAATTACCTCAACGAGGACGATAGGGTGCTGTTTGAACATGAGTTCGTCCGTTTGACTTGGGACAAGCCTGATTTGACGGCGGATGAAATTAATTTGTATTTAAATGTCTGCAAGGAGGTTATTAATTTGGAGGTAGTTAGCTCTCACCTTAATAAATTGAATGACATGTTCGATGTTGCTGACGATCAGCAGGAAATGTCTATTCGCCTAGCAGAGATCATCAAAGCCAAGAGTTCTGAGTATCATCAGTGCGAAAGTAGGATAGAGAACCTAACTAAAAAGCTTCAGGGTGATCGCGGCGAGAGAATGAAGAAGTTACAGAAGGAAAATGCTTCTTTTCTTTCTATTGTTCAATTGTTCCAAGAGGAAGAGGAACGGAAAACGATGGCCAAGATCGCTGAGATGCAAAAGCAAACCGTTCGAGAGGAAGCAGACAGGCTAGAGAACATGTCCGAGTGGAAAGCAAGAGTTTTGGGTATATCAAAAGAAGATGCAATATAAATGCAAAGAATGTGGGGAAGAGTTTGGCTCATTGCGTAGTCTCCATGCACATATCAAAAAACATGATATGCTGCTAGGGGATTACTACGTTAAACACTTTCAGCGTAAGGACAAGCTCACTGGTGAGCTAATTCCATTCAAGAAATACGATCAATACTTCCACACCTCATTTCTAAATGCATCAAACATGAGGAAGTGGTGCAAGACTGCTCCCAAGGAAGAAGTTGAGAGTTTTGTGATTAAATCCATTAAAGATAAGCTCACATCCAAAAAAATCAAAGCAGGACCGCCCGCTCTCTACTTAGAGACCTCTGGCTTGCCTGATATGGAGATATGTAAAGAGATATTCGGCAGCTATAGCGCTACCTGCGAAAAGTTTGGTATGTTGCCTATGCTCTCAGGGCAACTACCAAAAGAGTTCAATAACGACTTCTCTGAAACCCCCATCCTGATAGATACAAGAGAGCAGCAGCCCTTGTCCTTTAAGAACAGTGAGTTGTTGAAGCTGGACGTTGGGGACTATGGCGTTTCTGGAGAACTTTATGATTATACATTTGTGGATCGAAAGTCTTACCAGGATTTTGGTGCTACTGTAACTGGCGGCTACGCGAGATTTGTAAAAGAATTAGAAAGATGCAGAAGTTTAGGTTGTTTTTTGTTTATAGTTGTAGAATGCGCTTTTGATGACATTCACAGGCAAAACAGCGCTAGTTATAAAAAATTTAATTTGGGGTATGTCTGCCACCAGATGAGAAAGATTCAGGCGGAGTATTCAGATTGCTGTCAATTTGTGTTTAGTGGCTCCCGAGACGAAAGTGTAACTCTAATACCAAAGATTCTTGTTTTAGGGAAAAAACTTTGGCGGGTAGACCTGCAATACTTCTGGAATAAAAAGATTAAGAAAAATGGCTTGGGAAACAGGAAAACAGAAACTCAACCGAGAGTTCAAAGATATAAACACAGAAGTTTCAGAAAAAGAGGGGTATTTAGAGGAAACTGAGGCAAAAATTTTGCTTTATAAGTTTCTCAGGGAAAATCCTTCATTTGCTTCTGAATTGTTAACTGGGGTAAAATTATTCCCCTTTCAACATATGGCTATAAAGGCCATGATGGAGTCTGATTACTTTTTGGGCATCTGGAGCCGTGGAATGTCCAAAAGCTTCTCTACGGCCATTTTCGCGCTCTTAGACGCTATTCTGAATCAAGGTGTGCAGATAGGTATTTTGTCTAAGTCTTTTAGGCAATCAAAAATGATCTTCAAAAAGATAGAGGAGATATCAAAAAGCCCGAAGGCCACCTTTTTTGCTCAGTGCATTACCCGAACTTCAAAAATGAATGATGAGTGGGTTATGGAGATTGGCAGGAGTAGCATTCGAGCTTTACCACTGGGTGACGGCGAAAAGCTCAGGGGTTTTAGATTTCAACGCATGATCATTGATGAGTTGTTGCTAATGCCCGAAAAGATTTACAACGAGGTAATTATGCCGTTCCTATCTGTAGTGGAAAACCCCACGGAGCGTCAGGAGGTGCATGATCTAGAAACCCAATTGATTGAGGCTGGGAAAATGAAAGAAGAGGAAAGGCGTGTATGGCCAAACAACAAAATCATAGGTTTGTCATCTGCATCTTATAAGTTTGAATACCTTTACAAGCTTTATCAACAATATGAGAGCCTCATCCTAAATGAGAACAAGCAGGACGGAGCGCATAGAACAATTATGCATTTTAGCTATGACTGTGCGCCCGAACAGCTATACGACCAGAACCTTATAAGTCAGGCGCAGACCAGTATGAGTCAGTCACAATTCGACAGGGAGTTTGGCGCGTTATTCACAGATGATAGCTCTGGGTATTTTAAAGTTAGCAAAATGGCAGATTGCACTTTGCCAGATGGAGAGGGGCAGTGTGTAGAAGTCGTAGGTAATCCGCAGGATGAATATATTTTAGCCTTTGACCCATCATGGTCTGAAAGTGAAAGCTCTGATGATTTCGCAATGCTTTTAATTAAATTAAATAGGGACACCCGCAAAGGCACGGTTGTTCACAGCTATGCCCTATCAGGGGCTAATTTAAAAACACATATAAAGTATGCCGCTTACCTGTTGACGTATTTCAATATAGTTGCAGTTGTGGGTGACTACAATGGTGGGGTGCAGTTCATGAATTCTTGCAATGAAAGTGAGGTATTCAAGAAGCAAAACCTTAGGTTGGAGGCGATTGACGCGGAGTTGGATAAAGCGCAGGATTACAATAAAAATATATTAAAATTAAAAAACCAGTACAACAAAACAAATAGAAAGTTTGTTTTCTTGAGAAAGCCTAGCTCTCAGTGGATTCGATATGCAAATGAAAGTTTGCAAGCAGCATTTGATCATAAGAAGATATTTTTTGCTGGGGCAGCGATGGATGACGATTACAATAACCAGAGGAAGGCTAGAATCCCAATTAAGGAGTTAAAGTTTCTAAGGAATGACCCGAATGAGACCAGCGCTGTCGGAGCGAGGATGATTGATTTCGTTGAGCATCAAAAAGATATGATGGATTTGATCAAGGTGCAGTGCGCTCTTGTCCATGTAACAACTTCGGTTCAAGGAACGCAAAGCTTTGATTTGCCCCCAAACCTAAGGAAGCAAAAGGGCGCCGATAAAGCCCGTAAAGACTCCTACTCTGCATTAGTCCTTGGCAACTGGATGGTTGGCGTTTTCTTTGATATGGAAAGTCATGAGGGTGATCAAGCGCATTCTACGTTCACTCCAATGTTTATTTCTTAACATTTAAAAGTTGAAAGTCAACTTTGGGGTGTAATATAAATCACATCCCATGGCTAAGAGAAAATATAATAAGAAGTCTGATTATTGGAAAAAGTTTCAAAAGGATAAGGAGCAATCAGAGGGTTCATATGTTGCACCTTCAGTTAGTACCACAATACCCGATCTGCTGGGTGAACCGTTTTACACTTCTGACGCATCATATTCAGATGTGGCCAAAGCGAGGGCAAATTTAGGTATCGGCAACAGAAGCGGCACCCGTACAAATAGGGTGGCTTATCGTAATCCCCACGATAGATTTTCCAGTATTAAAGTTGGTCTGCTACCTTACAGCTATGCGTCTGACGGATGTAGCGCCAGAGACGGTATAGAGCTTTGCCAAAAGGCTTATGCAAATGTAGCGATTTTTAGAAACGCCATTGACATCATGGCTGAATTCACCAATACAGATGTTTACTTGGAGGGCGGAACAAGAAAAAGTCGTGAATTTTTCACCGAGTGGTTTAAGAAAATTAATTTAACAAATATTAAAGACCAATATTTCAGAGAATACTACCGTAGTGGTAACGTGTTTCTTTACAGAGTTGACGGCAAATTTAAAACCGAAGATTATGCTAAATTGATGAATCAAGTTGGCGCGATCAATCGTTCTTCGAATAAAATTCCACTCCGCTACATTTTACTTAATCCTTATGACATTATAGCTAAGAAAGCCTCCAGCTTCGCCATTGATGGTTATGAAAAAATTCTTTCCGACTACGAGATGGCTAGACTTCAGAATCCCCAAACGGAAGAGGATGTAGAGATTTTCGAGAGTTTGGAGCCTGAGATTCAAGAGCTTATTCAAAAAGGCGGTTATCATAAAGATGGCGTAAAGGTCAAGCTTGACCCTTATAGGCTATCCTACTCTTTTTATAAAAAGCAGGATTATGAGCCGTTCGCTATCCCTTTCGGCTTCCCTGTGTTAGAGGACATAAACGCCAAGCTTGAGTTGAAGAAAATGGATCAAGCTATAACCAGAACCGTCGAGAATGTAATTTTACTAATAACGATGGGGGCTGACCCAGACAAGGGTGGTATCAATGCTAATAACCTCAAGGCGATGCAGAATCTTTTTAAGAATGAAAGCGTTGGTCGCGTTTTGGTTTCAGATTACACCACGAAGGCGGAATTCATTATTCCAGAGCTTAACAGGGTTTTGGGGCCAGAAAAGTATGAGATACTTAATGAAGATATTAAGCAGGGTTTGCAGAATATCGTCATTGGAGAAGAGAAGTATAGCGCCACCCAAGTAAAGGCTCAGATTTTCATTGATAGGCTTAAAGAGGCGAGGCACGGATTCGTTAACGATTTTCTACAAAGGGAAGTCAAGAGAGTCTCTAGAGAACTGGGATTAAGATCTTACCCAACTGTCCGCATGAAGGATGTGGACATGAGGGATGAAACGCAATTAATGAAGGTCTCTACTCGCTTAATGGAATTAGGCATTCTTACCCCACAGCAGGGTATGGAGATGTTTAATACGGGGCGCTTCCCTGAAGCTGAAGAAATTGCTCCTGCTCAAGGGGAGTTTGTTAAACAAAGAGAGGAAGGCTTCTATAACCCGCTTGTCGGTGGCGTTCCAATGGTGGCGGCAGGTGGAGCAGGCGCTCCTCAGGAAAAAAACACAACTCCTCGGCAGGCTGGCAGACCCGAGGGGACCACAGGAATACCGCTTGAGGCCAACTATTCTAGGGAGGATATACAACAAACCGTATATCAAATAGAAGAGTTTATCGCTGAAGCTAAACCCAAAATGCTGAAAAGGTTGGGTATTTCTAAAGCTAAGGATGCTTCGGAGGCTCAGCTTGAAGCTTTTGATAAATTGTGTGAATCTATCGTTTGCTCCAAAGATAAAGAATCTTGGGTAGAAACCCTTGAATCTTGTGTAAAGGATTTTAACAAAATACAGCAATTGGATACTCTGGATGAGGTTTTAGATATATCTAACACTCACAATCTGGAGGTTTATCCTGCCGCAATCCTTTATCACAGTAATGAAAGAAAATCTTGACAGTAAAGTAAATGTTAAAAACGGAGAATTTGAAGTTACCGTTTTTGAAAAAGAAGAAACCAAGGCTCGCTATGGCGAACCTTATCCTAATCTCCAAGAAGAAAAAAGGGAGATTACGCTAGATCAAGACGCTAAGGATAAGCGGGAACTGGCCCATGAAAATCTTAAGGAGATGCTCAAGCATCACCAAGATGCAGTTAAAAACCTTCAAGCTGAGATTGCCGCTCTTGAAAAGGACATGAAGGAGGACGAGTCCGATATGAACGTCGAGTCTGAAGCTGCAACCGAGAAGCAAAAGGAGGCTCGAAAGAAGTTCATGGAGATGATTCAAAAGAAAAAGGGCGGCGATAAAAAAGAGGATGATGAGGAGGATAAGGATGACGACAAGAAGTCCAAGAAAAAAGAAGCATCCAAGGCTGCTTATGAAAAAATTGACGAAAAAGAATTGAAGCGGGACACCAAGAAGGAAAAGGTGGAGCATGAGAAGGATGCAATCAGCGACGATAAAAGCAAAATCAAAAAGCTAAAAAATGGGAAGCATTCAGAAAAGAAGGATGCGGAAAAGAAAGCTCTTAAAAGAGACATTAAGTTCGACAAAGAGTCGGAGAAAAAGATGGAGGCCGATTACGGTATGGGGGATGATAAGAAGGTCAAGCCCAAAAAGAGTTATGCGGAGATGCTGATGGATATTGCTGCTGAAAGATATGGCGGCAAAAAGCGCAGTGAGCTAAAAGATAGTGATTTTCTTGATCCCAAGAGGCGGTCTTTTCCCGTGATGTCTGCTCAAGACGTAAAGGATGCCGTTAGTAGTTGG